GCAACTGAACGGCGCCGAGGCGCAGGCGATTGGGATGAACGCCGGCACGGGTGTGACGTGGACGAACTCCTCGAACCTCATAAGCCTCGGCGGCGCCGGGAAGGGACTTACCGCCGGGCGCCCTGCGGCCACCGGCGTCAGAATCGGAGAGGTCTACTTCGATACGACGTTAGCGAAGCCGCTTTGGTCGGACGGCACGGTCTGGCGTGACGCCAATGGAACGGCGGCCTAGGAGACGAAGGCGCTGCCTGTCTTACGTGGCCGGCGCGTTCCATGGCCGCCGCTCAAAACCGACCCGGCCCATCAACCACAGGAGGCACCATGAGCACCGACCCCCACGCGTCCCAGAGCGAGATGCCGGAGAAGATCCGCCGTGAGCTTGAGGCCGAGCTGGACGCCTGCGACGTGGTGCTCGACGACGGCGAGGCCACCCCTGACGACGACCTGCCGGTGCCGACATGAGGGCCGATTGGCTGGCCGTGGTGCTGCGAGCCGCCGGCCTGCGGGTCGCTGAACAGCCGGGGTGGCCAACCCGTGGCCGGGAGATGACGGCCGTGCAGGGAGTCGTCTGCCACCACACGGCGGGCCCCGCCGCCGGTAACGCCCCGAGCCTGAACATCGTCACCTACGGCCGCTCCGATCTGGCCGGCCCGCTGTCGCAGCTGGTGTTGGGCCGGGACGGGACGTTCTACGTGGTGGCGTCCGGCCGGGCGAACCATGCCGGCGCCGGCAACTGGAACGGGGTCACGGACGGGAACGGCCGGTTCCTTGGCATTGAGGCGGAGGCGACGGGGACGGCGTCGTGGCCGGCTGTGCAGGTGGACGCCTACGCCCGGGGGGTGGCCGCCATCCTGCGCCGCATCGGCCGGGATTCCTCGTGGGCGTGCGGTCACAAGGAGTTCGCCCTTCCTCGGGGTCGGAAGCCGGACCCGAACTTCGACATGTCCGCCTTCCGCCGCCGGGTGGCCGGGGTCATGGCCAAGCCGGTCGCCGCCGTCCTGCCGTTGGCCCCGTCGGGGCCGGCTGTCGCCGCTCGTGGTGATCTGCTGACCGTGCTGACCCGGGCCGACGACGGGGCGCTACGGGCCCGTGCGGCCGACGGCGCCGGCTGGGATGACCTGGGGGGGACGGTGACGTCGGAGCCGGCTGCGGTGTCCTGGGGTGGCAACCGGCTGGACGTGTTCGCCCGAGGCGCCGACGGCGCCCTCTGGCACCGCTGGGCGGACGGCGCGACGTGGGCCGGCTGGGAGAGCCTCGCCGGCCAGGTCACCTCGTCGCCGGCGGTCGCCTCATGGGGTCCCGACCGGCTCGACGTGTTCTGCCGCGGTGACGGCGCCGGCCTGTGGCATCGGCCGTGGACCGGTGAGCAGTGGGGGGCGTGGGCCAGCCTGGGCGGGCAGCTCGGATCGGCGCCGGCCGCCGTGTCGTGGGGGCCGAACCGGGTCGACGTGTTCACCCGGGGCGCGGACTCCGCCCTGTGGCATGTGTGGTGGGACGGGAAGTCGTGGTCGGGTTGGCAGACGCTCGGAGGCGCTATCACGTCGGCACCGGCGGCCGTGTCGACCGCACCCGACCGGCTCGACGTGTTCGCCCGAGGTGAGGACCGCCAACTGTGGCGGGCGGCGTGGGACGGCCGGGCGTGGACCTGGGACCGCCTGGGCGGCCTGCTGTCCGGCGCGCCGGGTGCTGCCGCCCGGTCCGGCGGGCGGGTCGACGTGGTCGCGGTCGGTGCCGACGGGGAGATGTGGCGGCGGTCCTGGGACGGTGCCGCCTGGGGTGCGTGGGCCGAGGCGTGGCCGGCGGCCGGGTGACGGTCGACCTTGACGTCCTAAGCAAGCTGCTCGCCGACGTCGACCGCCGGTACGAACAGCGGTTCGAGGCGCAAGAAGAAGCCATCAAGCTCCGCACCGAGCAGACCAAGGTCGAGGTCACCGCTGTCGAACGCCTGCAGGTTGAGCGTGTCCAGCAGTTGCGCCGTGAGACGGACGAGGTGCGGGACCAGGCGGCGCAGCAGTTCCTGGCGCTCGCCGAGCTGAAAGCCAACGAACTCCTCCAGAGGGAACGGGTTGAGTCGCTGCGGCGGGAAGCCGACGCCTTACGGATAGCGGGGGAGAAGGCCATCGGGAAGTCCGATGCGGCGACCGAGGCACGGTTTAGCAGTGTGAACGCGTTCCGCTCCCAGCTGGCCGACCAGGCCACCACCTTTGTGTCCCGAACCGAGGCGACGGCCGAGATCAACGCTCTGTCCGTCAGGGTCGTCGCGCTCACCGAGCGGATCGCCGCCCTCGACCTTCAGGCGAAGGATTCGCTGACCGTCGTCGGTTTCCAACGGTTCGTGGAGCGGCAGGAGGCCGACCGGAAGGACGCCGCCAAGCAGCGCGCCGCCGTCGTCGTCGGCGTGCTGCTCGCCATGTTCTCGGCGATGGTCAGCGTCGCCCTGACCCTGGCCCGCGGATGACCGCCGATCCCATCGAAGGAGTGCCGTGGCTGAAGGCTCGATAGGGCTCCCCCCCGACGAGGCGGGCGGCAAGAAGCTGCGGACCCTCACCGGGGGGGCGGCGCAGCCGGCCGACACGCATCAGGAGGTCGACAGTCTCGCCCACCCCGACGGGACGTTGGTTGTGGTCGGGTCGGGCCTGCCGGTGGCGCTCGACGTCAACGGCCAACTGACGAGCCTGCTCACCACCCTGGCCAGCCAGACCACCCTGGCCGCAGTGCTGGCCGCCCTGGCCACCGTGGCCGTCACCGGGCCGCTCACCGACGCCCAACTACGGGCGGCCAAGGTTGGGGTGGCCGACGACTTCCAGGGCGGTGAGTGCCTGCCTGACCAGACCGGGGCCGGGGCCGTCCTCACGTTCACGTTCTCAGCCCCCCGCAACCTGATCGTCGTCCACGCGGTCGGCGCCAGCCAGGTGGCCCGTGCCGACCCGTTCGGCGGCACACCGTCGGCCACCCAGGGGTTCCGCTGCCCCGACGACGCCCCCACCTACCTGGCGGTCGTGGCGACCGTCGTGCGCGTGTTCGCCCCCGCTGGCATGGTCGTCAGCGTCGCCGGGTCGTCCAGGGCGTGAGGATCTTTCCGGTCACGGTGAGGCGGGCGGCTGCTGCGGTGGTCAGCGGGGCCGCCAACTTCCTCGCCTCTCAGAAGCCGGCGCTAACCCTCACCACCGTCAACAGCGGGACCGCTGCGAAGCCGGTCGCCGTGCCCGGCGTAACCCTCGACGCCGCACGGGCCACACTCCTCACCCGGCAGACACCCGCTCTCGCCCTCACCACGGTGAACAGCGGCGCCGCACGAGTCGATACGGTCCCAGCGCTGGCCCTGCGGTCCGTCTACAACCTGGCGGGCAGTTCCGCCCCCGAGGTGCCGGCGGCGAAGGTGACCCGAATCCAGTTCGACGTGACCCACCGGCGGGGCGGGAGTGTGGTGGTCACCTCGACCGGGTGGGTCACCCCGGCGAACAGCATTGACGGCACAGACGGCCGAGCCAGCGGGGCGAGCGCGGCGGCCGGCGGCAACGCCCTCGGACACGTAGCCACACTCGTCCTGTCCTACCCCGGACAGGCGAACCGGGCCGACCTGACGATCACCCAGGTCACCCTCTCGTTCTACGTGGGCACGTCGCTCACGCTGGCTCTCACGACCGCCGCCCTGTCGTACTCGTTGGACGGCGGGGCGACGTTCACCGCCCTCGGTAACCTCGCCCCCGGCCGGGTCATCGGAACCCCCCAGGTGTTCGACATCACCGCCGCCGTCGCCGGAGACTGGGGCAAGATCGCCGCCTTGCGGACCCGGTTCGTCGCGTCGTTCTTCGCCGCCTCAGCCGCAGAGAACGTCGCATGCGACGCCATCGAAGTAACAGTCACAGCCGCCCACACCATGACCCCATAGGAGCAGCCAAATGCCCGCGGCCATTCTCGACATCGGCAAGACGAACCTGCGGGACGCCATCCGAGGTGTGGCCGGCAACGCGGTCACCCACGTTGGCATCTCCACCGCGTCCGACGCCTTCGCCGCCGCGCAGACCGCCATCGACCCGACCGCCGGCACGAACCTCATCAAGACGGCCACGTTCACCGTGGTCGCCTTCGACACGCTCGACTGCGCGATGAGCGTCAACGGGACCACCGAGTTCACCGGCCTCAGCATCCGCACCATCGGAATGCTGAAAGGTGCGACCCGCACCGACGTCATCTCCCGCTCGGTCCGCACCGCCGGCATCGGCGTGCAGGCCGGAGACACATTTACCGTCGGCGTCCGCTACCAGGTGGCCGACAACTCGTGACCGGCTAACTGTGGCCGGGTGGGCGACCGTCTCACACTGGCTGGCCGGGTGGGGCGGCACACCGGCCGGGCCGGTCACGATCTTCCGGGCAGTCGCAGCCCAACCCCGAACGCTCACCCTCACCGTCGACCCGAGGACCGTAGGCGCAGTCTCCGCCGACAGGACCCTCAGCCTCGTCTGCGACTCCCGGCCGACCGTCACCGCCGCCCAGTCCCGAACGCTCACCACTGCCGCAGACGCCCGCCTCGTGACTGTCGCAGCTGCCGCACAGGCAGCACCGGCGGCCCGCACCCGGCCGTTGGGCACAACATCAGCCGGCCGAGTCACCGGCACCACGACGAAGACCCGACCGGGGTCGGCTGCCACCGACCGCACCATCACAGTGGAGGCCGACCGATGAGCACAGCACTGAGCACCAGCCCGGCGACCGTCGCCCAAGCCTCCACCGAGGACATCGTCTGGGGAGTCGATGTAGCAGCCCTCCTCACCGGGGCGCAGACGGTGACACTGGCCGCCGCCGCCCTCACCAAGGACGGCGCCGCCGTCACCCTCGCCGACGCCGCCGGGGTCGCCGGCACGAAGATCCAGCAGCGGATACGGGCCGGCGTCGTCACCCGAGGCGAATACCGGCTGACAACCCGGTTCACACCGTCCGGGACGACGAACATCTTCGAGCAAGACCTCACCATCGTCTGCCCCCGGTAGCACCCCACCTTCGCTCCGGCCGCCCCTCCGGGGGCGGCCTTCTTCGCGTCCCGGGTCAGGCGGGACGCTCGAACACTATCACCGTGTTCCCGTCCTGCTCGAACACGTGAGCCAGCCGCCACCCCTCAGCGGCCTTGCTGTTCAGCGTCCGCTCGAACCAGGTCATGTTCAGCGACTTCTTGTTCAGCTCGGTCGAGTAGACAACCCGCGGTCGCTGGCCTGGCTGGGCCGGCGACGATGCCGGCTGGATCGGGTAGAGGTTGCCGTCGCTCGCCACGTACATGCCGGGAGGAACCTGCTGCGCCATCCGCGCATCCTGCCACGAACCAGGCGTGGCGTGTTCAGGCGGCGTCGAGCCAGCGCCGGCCGTCGACCGCCGCCCGCAGCCGTTCCACGTCCATCCCCACTACGTACCGCGGGAATACCTTGACACGGTTAGCCGTCGTGTGGCACGCTACGTCCCGTGCCCCGACCGTCCACGTTCCCCGAGGCCGACCTTGCGGCCGGCGGCGACCTGGCCGCCCAGCTCCGTGCCCGCCGGGGGGCTGGTGAGTCGTTCGAGACCATCGCCCGCTGGCTCCTGACCTCGCACGCGTTCACCGTGTCGGCCGAGACGGTCCGCCGCTGGTGCGCTGACCTCGACGCAGAGCCGAAGGCCACGACGGCATGAGCCTCACCCACGCCAAGGAGGCCAAGGCCAGCGCCGCCCTCACCGACTTCTTCGAGGCCGCCCCCGCCCCGGACGAGCCAGACCCGCCGGTTTGCGTCGTCTGCGGCACAGTCGACGCCCCCGGCCACGCCGGCACCCACTGCCCCGACTGCTGGGAGCAAACCGACGACGGGTGGACCGAGCCAGACGACGCCCCCACCCTGTTCGACCTGGCCGGGTCGGCATGACCCGAGACCTGCTCTCCTGCGCCGCCGCGTTCACCGTCGGCTGCCTCGTCGGCCTGCTCATCCTCCACGTCTCGGGTGTGGCATGACCGCCCGGCTCGCCCTCGCCTGCCACCTCCACCCCGGCGACATCGTCCACCACGACCACGCCGAGCGGACCGTCGCCGACGTCGACCGGCTCGCCCCCCGCGAAGTCCGGGTCACCTACACCGACGGGACCGGGACAGTCCACGACTGGAAGGGGACGGTCCGCCGCCACCGGCCCGGAGCGACCGAGCGGGCGCCGGCATGACCGCCGGCATGGCCATCCTCGTCTGCGCCCTCGTGTTCGCCGCCGGCTACATCGCCGCCCGCGGCCAGAACATCGCCGACCGGGCCACCCAGCGCCTCCAACCCCACGGGCCGCCCCGCTCCCACGTCCACCCCATCGCCCGGCCCTACGACCAGGACCGGGCCCGCACCTACTACGCGGTGGAGCCCGACACCTTCCCCGGCGGCGACCAGGCCGCCGCCCGCCGGTTCCTGGCGGATGTAAGGGAGCGGGCCGACACCGATGAGAAGATCCGGTCGGCGGTGGCGGAGTACCAGCGCCGTGTCGCCACCGGCGAACCCTACGAGGACACGACCGACGTGGCTGCGCTCAGGGAGCGCTACCTCGCCAACGATCCCACCGGGGCCCTGCACCCCGGTGGTGGCGGCGTCCCCGGACGGACCCGTGCCCCCACGGCAACCTCCGGCGCCGCTTGTGGCCCGGGAGACGCAATCGCCGGCGTCTCCCGGGCTGCACCACACCCGCCCGCCCAGTCCGACCGTTAGGAGCCCGCATGGACACGCCCACAACTTCGGCGACCCCGCCGACCGAGTACCTGGTCCTCAGACGCGACGAGGACGGGCCGGTCGAGGACGGACAGAGGCACGCCTACGTCAACGTCCACGCCGCGAAGCGGTCCGCGATCGTCCGTAACACCGGGAGGCTGAACCCGAACCGATGGTGGGTTGTCGCTGACGCCGCCGGCACACCGTTGGACCCGCAGCCGTGAGCGACCTGCGACCCCACGTCCTGCGGCTCGTGCAGCGCCTCCGGGTCCACGCCACGAGCACGGGCACCGGGTTCCGCCCCGACCCCGACTGGGCCGACTACGACTGCGACGAGTTCGACCCCGCGCCCGGCTTCAGCAGCCAATGGTCCTACGCCGACCAGCTCGCCATAGCCGACGCCGAGGCGGCGCTCGACGATGGCTGACACCCGAGGGATGGCGACCACCAAGGTCGGCGACCGCATTCGCATCACCGCCGTCGGCGCCGACCTCGACAAGCACGGCCTGACCGTCGGATCGGAACACGACGTGATCTTCGTCGGCCGGGTCCCTGGCATCTGGGTCCAGCTGGCCGGCTCTGTCCTGGGGCTCATGTCGGACCGCGGTGACCGGTGGACCGTCCTCGACGGCATCGACCCCGGAGCGGCGACGTGAGCACCACCACCGCCCCCGAGACGCACAGCCCGGCATGGTGGAAGGCGCGCAGCACGGGCATAGGTGCCAGCGAGATCGCGGCCGTCTGCGGCATCGGCAGATGGGGGTCCCGCTGGGAGATCTGGGCGGCCAAGACCGGCCTCCTCCCCCCCGACGGGTCGAAAGCCAGCGACGCACAGCTGATGGGCCTCCGCTTGGAACCGACGCTCGCCCGCTTCTTCGAGGAGGACACCGGCCTCTACATCGCCGCCGAGCAGATGATGGTGAGCCACCGCGAGATGTCGTGGGTGCGGGCCACCATCGACGGCCTCGCCGTCGAGGTCGACGACGACTCCACGGTCGACGACGCCCTCGGCCCGGTGCAGTTGAAATACACGTCCGACCCGCCGTGGTGCGACTGCGGCGGCACCCACAAGGTCTGCCCCGGCGACAACCTCCCCCCCTGGTTGAAGGCGCAGGTGTCGTGGGAGATGCTGGCCGGCGACTGGCCGACCAGCTGGGTCGCCACCCTCCACCCCCGCGGCAGCTTCCGGGTGTACGAGCTGGCCCGCGACCGTGACGACGAGGCGGCCCTACTCGACGCCGGCCGGGCCTTCTGGCACGACCACGTCCTCGCCAACGTCCCCCCCGCCTTGGACGGCGGCAACCAGCAGGCGACAGCGGACGCGTTGGCCCGGGCCTACGGCGAAGGCGGCGGCGGCGAGATCGACCTGGGCGACGAGCACGACGGCGCCGCCGAGCAGCTCGGCTCGATCCGCTACCTGAAGCGGGAACGGAAGGCGCTCGACGAGCAGATCTGCGACCTGGAGAACGTGGTGAAGGCGACGCTCGCTGAGGCTGAGGTCGGCCTGGTTGAGGTCGCCCCGGGTGATGTCCGCCCGCTGGTCACCTGGAAGCGGTCGACGGTGCGGAACGTCGACCTGGTGGCGTTACGGGCGAACGAGTCGCAGATCGCCGCCCAATACACGGTCGAGTCGCACCAGCGCCGCCTGGATGTGCGTTCCCCGTGCCCGCATTGCACGGCGGCGCTGCGGGCGCAGGACGTCGAAGGGCACATGACCAGCAAGCACAAGGCCGAGGCGGCGCCGTGAGCGCCCGGCGAGCGTCGAGCCTCAGCCCACCCGAGATGTTCCTCTTGAACGGATGGTGTGCCCAGGTCTACGAGGCCTTCGGTGAGCCGCCCTACCTGGTCGGGTCCGTTGCCCGGGACGAGGACTGGCGGGACGTTGACCTGCGGCTCATGCTCGACGTCGACAGGTTCGACGCCCTGACGGGAGGCGATAACCAGCGGCTCACCGCCCTGAACGTCGCCCTCTCGATCTGGGCACGGCAGGCAACGGGCCTGCCCGTCGACTTCCAGTTCCAAGATGTCGACGCCGCCAACGAGGCGCACGACGGGCCGCGCATCCCGCTCGGCCTCAGCCGGGTGATCTCGTGAACGCCAACGACGCCCCCGAGGTGGGCGCCGCGTTGCGGGCCTTCTCGCCGCAGCGGTGGTGCGTTCCCTGCGAGGTGTCCTGGCGCGGCGACGACCCGTGCTTCTGCTGCGCCCGCCCCGGCGTCGCCTCGGTCTCACCTCCCCCCGACTGGCCCCTGCTCAACCAACCCAAGGAGACATGATGCCCAGCACACCGAAGCCTGCCCGCAAGCAGGTGTCCGTCAGCATCGACGCCGACCTGGCCGCCTGGCTGAACGAGGAGGCCGGCCGGCGGATGGTCGGCGTCGCCCTCCTCGTCGACGCCGCCCTCCGCGACCTGAAGGCCACCATCCCTGTCGCCGACCCCGGGTTCGTGCCGGCGTGATCGCCGCCAACCCCAGGCCTGACCCGTCACTGGACGACCGGACTGGCCTGTCGGCGGATGAGCGCCGACTCAGAGCCCAGGCCGCCGCCCACACCAGCTGGGCGAACACCACCGACCGCACCGCCAGGACCGCCCGGTTCGAGAAGCAGGCCGACCCCGACGGCATCCTGCCGCCCGAGGAGCGGGCCCGCCGGGCAGAGCACTTGCGCAAGGCGCACATGGCCAAGCTGGCCCTCGCCTCGGCCAAGGCGCGCCGCCTCAAGAAGGAGGGGGGCGCCTGATGCCTACCGACGCCGCCGACTGCACCAACCCGGTGCTAGCCGCCGAACGGGACGAGGCCCGCACCCTCACCGCCGAACACGTCGACGACCCGCCCCGCGACGAAGCCTGCCCCAACCGGGCCCGGCACAACCGGATCGGCTGGTGCGGCGCCTGCCAAACCTGGGCCGGCCGAAGATGAGCGGCCTCGCACAGCAGGTTGCCGGCGCCGCCGAACGCCGCCAGGAGGGGGGTGGCAACGTCACCGCTGAGCAGCAGATCAGCCAAGGCATCCAGCAGCGGCTCAAGCGCATCGAAGCCGTCATGCCCGGCGACCACGTCGACGCCAAACGAATGGCCGCCTCCGTCATGGTCCAGATCGAACGGGTGCCGAAACTGGCCCTTTGCTCGGTCGAGTCGATCGTCGGCGCCTGCCTCGAAGTCGCACGAGCCGAACTCGAACTCGGGTCCGTCTCCGGTGAGGCGTGGCTCGTCCCCTACGGCAAGGTCTGCACGTTCGTGCTCGGATACAAAGGCATCCTGCGGCTGGCGCGCCGCTCACCCGAGGTCGTGTCGGTCGTGGCCCGCCCGGTGTTCGAGCACGACCACTTCGCCTACTCCTACGAGCCGGACCTGCTCGAACACACGCCTGCCGCCGGGGAGCGCGGGGAGCTGACCCACGCCTACTGCCGGTGGAACTACCCGGGTGGCAGCCGTGACTTCGTGGTGATCGACCTCCCCGAGATCGAACGTCGCCGCCACCGTGGCCAGGACGGTCCGGCCTGGAAGACGGACTACCCGGCGATGGCGGCCAAGAGCGCCATCCGGGCTGCGGCCGGCGCCTACGGCCTGCCCATGACGGTCGTGGCCGAGCGGGCGCTGCACGCCGAGGGCGCCACCATCACCATGCAGGAGCGCCCGGACGGTGTGATGGCCATCATCGAGCACGACCCGCCGCCCGCCCTCGACCCGGCCATCGTCGTCCCGCCCGACCCGGACACCGCCGAGGTGGCGCAGCCGACCATGCTCGACGACAACGGGCGGGACGATCACCCTCGCCCGCAGCGGGGCATGGACGCCGCCGGAATCCTCGAAGAAGCCGGCATCGAACCGCCGCTCCACCTCGCCGTGATCGCCAAGGCCACCGGCGGCCGGACCACCAACGCCGCCGAGGTCGAACCGCACGAGCTGACGAAGGTCGCCACCTGGGCCCGCAACTGCTCCGGCGACCCGGCCGGGTTCGTCAGGGCCGTCCTCTCCAAGCTGCCCGAAGGTTCCGAGGACGAAGCGGCCCTGTCCTCATGGCTCAGCGACCACGAGGCGGCGCCGTGAAGGGCCCGCGCCTCACCATCGTCCCAGTCACCTGGCGGGAAGCCTGCGCTTTCGTCGACGGCCACCACCGCCACCACGCCCCACCAAACGGGCACCGCTACAGCCAGGGAGTCGTGACCACAGAGGACGGCATCCTCCGGGGCGTCGTCATCACCAGCCACCCGGTCGCCCGGCACCTCATGGACGGCCGAACGCTAGAGGTCATCCGGTCCGCCACCGACGGCACCATGAACGCGAACAGCTGTCTCTATGGCGCAGCGTGGCAGGCAGCCAAGGCGCTCGGATGGGGGCGCCTCCTGACCTACACACAGGAGGGGGAGAGCGGCGCCAGTCTGCGGGCAGCCGGGTGGCGGGTCATCGGGGAACGCCCCGCCCGTGGTGGCTGGGACTGCCCGTCCCGCCCCCGCCTGGACAAGGGGACATGCGGCGTCGCCCGCACCCTCTGGGAGGCGTCGTGACCAACGTCGACCCAGAGACGACCCTCTTCAAGGTTGGCCTCACCCGCTACCAGGCGGACGTGCTCATCGCCCTCGTCGAACGGGACGGGCCGGCGGACAGCACCACGCTGGCCGTCGAGTCGGGCGTGCCCCGCACCAGCGTGTACGCCACCGCCGAAACGCTCGTCAGCATGGGCCTCGCCGTCACGGTCGCAGGCACCGGGGCGAAACGGTGGGCCGCCCACCCGTGGCCGGACACCTGCCAGCGTCTCCTCGCCCACCTCGCCGACCGGCACCGGGAACGGTGGGCGGCCGTCGTCGACCTTGAGGAGTCGCTCCGGTGACCGCCCTCCTCGCCTGCCCGGTGGCGGCCGCCGTCGTCTGGCTGATCCTCGCAGTCGGCGCCGACCTGGACGCCCGCCACCGTACCGACCGGCACCACAACCGACAGGACCACCCGTGACCCAACAAGGAGACACCATGACCACACCCGACCTCATCATCAACGGCACCGCGTACCGGCCCGTCAAAGAACCCGCCGAGACGCGGATCGTCATCCTTCAGCGAGGCTGGGTGATGGTCGGCCGCTGGCACCGTGACGGCGACGACTGCACCCTCACCGACGCCAAGGTGATCCGCCGGTGGGGGACCAGCAAGGGCCTCGGTGAGTTGGTGGGAGGCCCGAAGTCGGGGACGACCGTGGACCCGGCCGGCACGGTCCACTTCCACGTTTTGACGGCGGTCGCCTCGTTCGACTGCGAGCCCGGGTCGTGGCGGTAGGTCTCGTCGCGTCGCTCGGGGAGAACAGCCAGACCACGCACGGATACGGAGACGGATACGGATACGGATACGGAAACGGAGACGGATACGGAAACGGAAACGGAGACGGAAACGGAGACGGAAACGGAGACGGATACGGATACGGATACGGATACGGAGACGGAGACGGAAACGGATACGGAGACGGAGACGGAGACGGAGACGGAGACGGAGACGGATACGGATACGGAGACGGAAACGGATACGGAGACGGAGACGGAGACGGAAACGGATACGGAAACGGATACGGAAACGGATACGGAGACGGATACGGATACGGAGACGGATACGGAGACGGAGACGGAAACGGATACGGAAACGGAAACGGAAACGGATGGTGACCCACGCCGCCGTGACCCCGGTCGTCAACGGCTACACCGGGGAGACGACCGCCGTCCTCGACGGGCGGACCATCACCCTCCACGGCGACCAGACCGTCGCCACTGCCGGCTGGGACGACCAGATCGGCTGGTGGTTCGGGCGGGGCGACGACGTGTGGGGCGACACGTTCACCTGGTCGGGGACGGCCGAGCAGCTGCTCCTGTGGCACCTCCTCGACGACGGGGCCACCCTCACCGACCCGTGCCCGTTCTGCGCCGGGGAGAGCCCGGACTGGCGGGCGCACTGCATCGTCTGTGACGGCACCGGGTTCGCTGACTCCGCCGCCCTGGCCGAGGAACTCGACCGGCTCTACGGGCAGGCCGGCTGATGGTCCACCACTACCCGGCCGCGTTCCGCTTCTGGCGGGAGGACCACCCGGGCGGCCTCCGCAACGGTGACGTGAACACCGTCGCCCCCGACGGCCGCCTGGTGGACCTGACGCTGTTCAGAGCCGACCGGACGGTGATCGTACGGCTGTCCCGTGCTGACGCCCGGATGCTCGCCCGGCGGATCACCCAGTGCTTGGAGGCGTCGAAGTGACCGCCGCCCTCGCCGCCGTCTGGGAGCTCCTGGCCAACTTCGCCGCCGACCGAATCATCGACCTCCTCCAACTGGTCGGCCCCGTCCTCTACCGCCTGTTCGCCGAGACCGGACGGGTCCCCGAGTGATGACTGCCGGGTCGCTCCTGGCTGGCCCTCCCTCGGGCGCCGTCGTGGTCGCCGCCGCCGTCTTCGGTGTGGTGTTCGCCGTGCAGGTGCTCGTCGTGGTCGTGTTCGCCTGGCATGACCGCAGGCACGTCGCCGCACTCCGGGCTGCCGATCCCGCCCGCGACGCCGAGCCTGACACGGCGAACACCTAGTGCCCCGCTACGACCCGAAACTCGACGTCACCCTCCACCGCGCCGTCCACGGCGGACGGAAAGGCGGCTCGCTCGTCCGGACCCCGCACGTCCGAATCCCGTGGGGCCTCTACGTCGCCGCCCTCTCCCTGAAGTTCGTGTGGCTGGCGGCCGTGTGGGCTGTCCGTCACCCGAAAACGGCGCTCGGTGTGCTCCTCGTCTTCGGGGCGTGGCGGGCACTCGTCGCCTCCGCCGACGACTACGGCTGGCTGATCGTGGCGCCCGCCGCCGCCGCCGTCACCGTCCTACTCCTCGCCGCCGGCCGACGGCACCTCGCCGACACCGACGACGGCACACCCCGGCCGGCGCTCCGCACCGTTGTCCGGGCCGCCGTCACATACCGCCGCGACTGGCGTAACGCCATGAAGTTCGCCGGGCTCACCCAGCAAGACCGCGGGCAGGAGATGCTGCCCACCCTCCTCGGCGTCACCACCGACGACGGCCACGACGTGATCCGCCTGCGGATGCGCCCCGGGCAGACAGCCGGCGACTACGGGAAGGCGGCCGAACGGCTCGCTCAAACGTTCGACGCCCGCGAGGTACGGGTCCGCACCGTGCCACGACGCGCCCACCTACTCGACCTGCTCGTCTTCACCGCCGACGCCCTCGACGTCCCCGTGAGACCGGCGGCCGGCCCGGCCGAGGTTGACCTGTCAGCCATCGAAGTGGGGATGCGTGAGGACGGGACGCCGTTCACCCTCCGGGTTCTCTACTCGCATCTGCTGATCGCCGGGCTCACCGGGTCAGGCAAGGGCTCCGTCATTTGGTCGCTGTTGCTAGGCCTGGCCCCCGCCATCCGGGCCGGCACCGTCAAGGTGCTCGCCATCGACCCGAAGGGCGGCATGGAACTGGCCTTGGGGCAGCCGCTGTTCCACAAGTTCGTGCACGGGCCGCCGGAGGAGATAGCGGCGGCGCTCGACGCCGCCGTCGCCGGCATGCAACGCCGGGCCGACCGGCTCCGAGGCAAGACACGCGAGCTGGTCCCGTCGGTCGCCGACCCGCTGATCGTCATCGTCGTAGACGAGATCGCCAGTCTCACCGCGTACGTGCAGGACCCGGCGCTGAGACGACAGCTCGGCAACGCCCTCAGCATGCTGTTGAGCCAGGGTCGGGCGGTCGGGTACAGCGTGATCTGCGCCACCCAGGACGCCCGGAAGGAGACGTTGGGGATGCGTGACCTGTTCCCGACACGGGTGGCGTTGCGGGCCGCGGAAGCCGGGCAGGTCGACCTTGTCCTCGGGGTAGGCGCCCGCGACCGTGGGGCACGAGCCGACAACATCTCGGAGCACACGCCCGGCGTCGGGTACGCCGTCGTCGACGACATGCCCGAACCGGTCCGGGTCCGCTTCGCTCACGTGACCGACGCCCGGATCGAGCGGACGTGCGGCCAGGCCGCCGACAGCGGGGAGGCGGCGTGACCCCGTACTACGACGAGGGCGGCATCACCATCTACCACGGCGACTGTCGGGATCTGCTACCTGACCTTCGCGCGGACCTCGTCCTCACCGACCCGCCCTACGGGGTGAACGAACGGACGGCGAGGGGCGCGGCCGGGAGGACGTGCCTCGGCCTGAGCCGAGATTTTCCGGCCGTCTATGGGGACGACGCCCCGTTCGATCCGGCGCCCTGCCTGACCTTCCCCCGCGTGGTGCTGTTCGGTGCCAACCACTACGCGGACCGCCTACCGCCGTCCCCGTCGTGGATCGTGTGGGACAAGCTCGATGGGCTAACCGGCAAGCGAACGATCGGCTTCAATGACAACGCCGACGCGGAGATGGCGTGGTCGAATCTCGGCGGCCCCGCTCGTCTGATCCGGCATCGTTGGATGGGACTCCTCCGGGCCACAGAGAGCGGAGAGCCAACCGTCCACCCAACACAGAAGCCCGTGTGGCTTATGGCGGCGATCCTGCGGTGGAGGCGCGCATGACAACGCCGCTCGGGCTCGATCTCAGCGTCCGCTCAACCGGCTGGGCCGTGTGGGGCGGCGCCGCCGGCCGAATCCGCACCAACCTGACCGCCCACACCGGCTGGTCCGACATCCGGCGGCGCACCGTCATCGCCGACCGGATCGACACGATCACCGGCGACTTCTGGCCGGTCCTCGCCGTCATCGAAGCACCGTTCGCCGGCACCAACCGCAAAACAGGAAGAGACCTGAACATGCTCCACGCCGTCGTACTCGACCGGCTCGGCGACACCTGCCCCGTCGCCTACGTCACCACCAGCACCCTCAAAAAGCATTTGGCCGGGCGGGGCGACGCCGACAAACACCAGATGATCGCCGCCGCCCAAACCGTCGGCTACACCGGGCGGCAAGACGACGAAGCCGACGCCTGGGGGCTCGCCCTCATCGGCCACCACCTCCTCGGCGGCGTCGACCACCTCACCCCGATGCGGGCCGCCTGTTTGGCCGCAGTCACCTGGGAAACGCCGATGGTGGCGCCGTGAGTGCCAGCCGGGCAGACCAGATGCGCGACTACCGGGCACGGAAGGCCGCCGGTCTTGTCGACCCGGTCAGCCGGGCCGAACGGGTCGACGTCCGCGCCCGCGAGGCGGACCCGTCATGGCGCCAACAGGCCGCCTGCCGGGGCATGCCGCCCGACCTGTTCTTCACCGACCGGGGCTACGACACCGGGACGGCGAAGAAGGTGTGCGCCGGCTGCCCCGTCCGTGACGCCTGCCTCACCTACGCGCTCGACACCGGGGTGCGGTTCGGCGTGTGGGGCGGGCTCAGCGAGAAGCAGCGGAAGCGCCTCCGCCGCGGGCGCGGCCGGCGGGTGGCGTCGTGAGCGACCTCACCGAACCGGGCCGGCATGTCGCCGACGACGGCCTCCACGTCTACGCCTGGCCGCCCGAAGGCAGGTTCGCTGACCTGTGGCGCCGGATAGGGGAGGCGCTGCCCAGCGACGACGACAAGGATGAGGCCGCATCACTGCTGTGCCTGTGGCTCGCCGAGGACAGCACGGACGTCGCCTACATCGACGATGGCGAGCTGGTCGACGTCGAACCCGACTGGGACGTGCCGGGCGGCTGGCTCAACCGTGGCTGACCTCACCTGGCACGTGGGCGACACCCGCACCGTCCTCGCCACCCTCGAGCCGGCCTCGGTCGACCTGGTGGTCACCTCGCCGCCGTTCCTGGCGCTCAGGTCATACCTGCCGGCAGATGACCCGGCGAAACCGTTCGAGATGGGCAGCGAACCGACGCCGGGCGCGTTCTTGGACGCCCTCCTCGACGTGGTGGAGGCGTGCGCCCGGGTGTTGGCGCCGCACGGGTCGATGTGCTTCGAGCTGGGCGACACCTACAGCGGGTCCGGTGGCGCGGGTGGCGACTACGGGCCGGCGGGCCTACGGGAGGGGCAGCCGGCGTTCGATGGCTCGGCAGCCCGGCTGAGGACCCCCGGCGGGGACGACAGAGGCAGGCCGCTGGCGAAGAGCCTGTGCCTCATCCCCGAACTGTTCCGCGTCGCCCTCGTCTACGGCCACAACCCGCTCACCGGCCGGGAAACCCCACGGTGGCGGGCACGCAACGTGATCCGCTGGGTGCACCCCAACCCGCCCGTCGGTGCGTTGGGCGACAAGTGGCGGCCGGCCACGTCGGAGATGGTCGTTGTCTGCAAAGCATCCGACCGCTACTTCGACCAGGACGCCACCCGCGGGCCGCACCAGAGCGACCCCGACGAGATGGGCCGGACGATGGGCCACTTCCGGGCCACGACCGGACTGACCGGCGGTGACGCACGAGGCAACGGCCACCACGTAGGCGGCAACCCTGCAGGCGCTCCGTTGCTCGACTGGTGGAAGATCAGCCCGAAAGGGTACGCCGGCAGCCACTACGCCGTGTTTCCCGCCGCCCTGTGCATCCCACCGATCCGGGCGATGTGCCCCGAACGTGTCTGCCGGGAGTGCGGGAAGCCGTCACGGCGGATCACAGGCCAGTTCACCCTCGACTCCTACCGGGCCACCGACCGACCGCAGACGATGCGAGCCGTTGCCCTCGCTGACGCCGCAGGGCTGACCGACGAGCACATCCTGGCGGTCCGCGCCTTCGGCACCAGTGACGCCGGCAAGGCGCAGGTCACCAACAACGGCTTCGGCCACAACACCGAGCGCGTCACCCGGCTTGCCACCGAAGCGAAAGAGGTGCTCGGCGGGTATTTCCGTGAGTTCGTCATGTCCACGAACGTCACACGGGAGCACACCTGGACCGACTGCGGCCACGCCACCTGGCGCCCTGGCGTGGTCCTCGACCCGTTCGCCGGCAGCGGCACAGTCCTCGACGCCGCCCTCGGCCAAGGCCGCTCAGCCATCGGCATCGACCTCGACCGCCGCAACATCAACCTGGCCCGCGACCGCCTCGGCATGTTCCCGCTTTCGGTTGTTGACCACCTCACCACGGCGGCCAACCCGTGACCCCCGACCCGGCCGTCGAGGCTCGCCGCCGCCCTCCGCCGCATCCTCGACGCCCTGAACGGCCGCGCCATCGACCGGCGGCACGCCATCGCCGAAGCCCGAGACGCCCTCCACCGATGGGAGCTGACCCGATGACCGACGATCTGCGCACGCCCCTCGTCCGCCGGTTCGAGACGTTCGCCACCGACCTGGCCGTAGGCCGGCACGGCGACCCGCACGTCGCCTTCGTCGTGCTCGTCTACCCCGACCGCGAGCCGGCCATTATCCCCGTCACCCCCGCCTGTTCCCCCCAGAACCTCACCCTCGTCTCGGCCGGCGAGAACGAGACCCACAGCAAGCCGGCTGGACTGTTCTTCACCTACCAGGACGTAGAGGACGCAGCCCACGCCCTACGGGACGCCTGCGCCGCTTGGCGCATGTTCGGCTACGGCTCCCACCGGGACTCGGGGGTTTCGCTCGGGCGGCACATCGGGCAGAAGGTGCGGGACTACTGGGACCACCGCAAGGCGATCCCCATGATCCTGGCCCTAGACGCCGCCACAGACCTCGCCGCCCACCCTGCCGTCTGTGACTGCGGGGTGCGGTTCAAGACAGAGCGGGGACTGGCCATGCACCGGGCCCGCTCCCGGCTCCATCGGGTGATCCGATGACCGCCCGCGCCGACCACGACCACCAGGAAGCGCTCGCCGCCGCCCACGCCGCCTGCGCCATCAACATGGCCCGCGCCGCCATCGACCTGGCCGACAACGGCCGGGTCGGTCCCGCCGTCCGACTCATCCTCGGCGCCCAGATGCACGCCGCCAAGGCCACCGAGCGGGCCTGGCCGTTCCTCGACGAGTGAGCGCGGCTGGCCTCAAGGCCCCGTTCATCTGGTTCGGCGGGAAACGGCGCGTCGCCCCCCTCGTCTGGTCTGCGCTCGGCGACGTCGACAACTACGTCGAACCGTTCGCCGGCAGCCTCGCCGCGCTCCTCGCAAGGCCCTCCTGGCACCGGGGCCGGGCTGAGACGGTCAACGACGCCGACCTGCACCTGACCAACTTCTGGCGGGCGCTTGCCGCCGACCCAGACGGGGTGGCGTTCCATGCCGACTGGCCGGTGAACGAGGCAGACCTGTTCTCCCGCCACCTGTGGCTCGTCAACGAGGGCAAGGCCCGGATCGCCGGGCTGGAAGCGGACCCCGACTTCTACGACGTGAAGGTCGCCGGCTGGTGGGTGTGGGGCATCAACGCGTGGATCGGGTCCGGGTGGTGCTCCGGCACCGGACCCTGGATTGCCGACGAAGAAGGCAAGCGCCCCCACCTCGGCAACGCCGGGCGGGGCGTGAACCGCCAGCGCCCCCACCTCGGCAACGCCGGGCGGGGCGTGAACCGCCAGCTCCCCCACCTCGGCAACGCCGGGCGGGAACCACCCGTCTACGGGTACATGCGTGCGCTCGCCGACCGGCTCCGCAGAGTCCGGGTCTGCTGCGGCGACTGGTCACGGGTCGTCACCAACGGGGCACTCAACTATGGCGGCACCGTAGGGGTGTTCCTCGACCCGCCCTACCTCGGCGACGTCCGCACCGCAGACCTGTACGCCGTCGACGACCACACGATCAGCACCGAGGTGGCACGGTGGGCCGTCGACCACGGCAACAACCCGCGCCTGAGAATCGTCCTCGCCGGCTACGTCGACGAACACGACCACATCATCCCACCCGGCTGGCGGCGCCACCGCTACTCGGCGTCGCTCGGCTACGGCACCACGGCCGGCGGCGGCCAGAACAGCGTCAATCGGCACAAGGAGACGCTGTGGTTCTCACCCGGCTGCCTCCACGACACACCCACCCTGTTCGGCGAGGCCCCATGAGCGCCCCCCCGCACGACGACCACAACGCGCCGCCGGCCGACGACACCGCACCCATCGACCTCAGCGCCGCGCGCCGCCGCAACAGGGACCCCCAACCGCCCCAGAACCTCGAAGCCGAAGAGTCGCTCCTCGGGGCGATGCTCCTCAGCCGCGCCGCCGTGGACGCCGGCCTCGAAGTGCTCACCGGTGACGAGTTCTACAAGCCCGCCCACGCCCACGTCTTCGCCGCCATACAAGCCCTCCACGGCCGAGGAGAACCGGTCGACGCCCTCACCGTCACCGACGCCCTCACCCGCCAAGGCACCCTCGAACAGGCCGGCGGCGCCGGCACCCTCGTCGCCCTCCAGGCCGCCACCCCAGCCACAGGCAACGCCGGCCGGTACGCCCGCATCGTCGAGGAGATGCACACCTACCGGGCCGTCATCCACGCCGCCAACACCATGACCGCGCTCGCCTACACCACCCCCGAGGACACCGACGGCGCCGTAGCCCAAGTCGAACAGCTCATCTACAGCCTTCGCCGCACGAAGGGCGCCACCACCCGCCGACTCGACAGCGTCATACACGCCGTCCTCGAACGGCTCGCTGACCGGGCCGAGAAGGGCGACATCATCGACGGCATCCCTACCGGCTGGGCCGACCTCGACAACCTCCTGCTCGGCCTCTCACCCGGCGACATCACCATCGTCGGCGCCAGGCCGGCTATGGGTAAGTCGCAGTTCGCCGTCGTGCTCGGCTGGCAGGTCGCCCTCGCCGGCCGCCCCGTCCTGTTCGCCAGCCTCGAGATGAAGGCTGAGGAGATCGGCAAACGGTGGCTCGGGACCGTCGCCCAGGTCCGCCTCCACAACATCCGCTCAGCCACCCTCGACGCGCTCGAATGGGCCCGGGTCGAAGGGTCGGTGTCCACCTTCGCTGGCGTCCCCCTCCACGTCCTCGACAACTACGGCGCCAACATCGCCGCCATCGGCCACGCCGGACGGCGCATCGGCATGGACGGCGGCCTCGTCATCATCGACTACGCCCAACTCGTCACCCCACACAGTCGGCGAGACGCCAACCGGAACGACCAGGTGGCCGACGTCTCCCGGGCCATCAAGGTGCTGGCCGGCGACCTCGGCTGCCACGTCCTGCTCCTCTCCCAGCTCAACCGGAGCGTCGAGTCGAGGGGCGACAAGCGGCCGATGCTGTCCGACCTGCGCGACTCCGGCGCCCTCGAACAGGACGCCTCCAACGTCCTGTTCCTGTACCGCGACGAGGTCTACAACGGCGCCGGCAGCCGTGACGCCGGGGTGCTCGAGGTGATCTGCCCAAAGCAGCGGAACGGCGGCGTGGGCGTCGTGAAGCTCGCCTACCAGCCGGCGTGGGGCCGCATCCGCGACCTGAACGAGTTCGAAGCCGCACACCACGGAGGACCGCTATGACCTGGGTCAAGCTCGACGACGGCTTCATGGGCCACCCCAAGGTGCGGGCCCTCAGCCACGGCGCCATCTGCCTCCACCTTGCTGCCCTTTGCTGGTCGTCCCGGTACCTCACCGACGGCTTCATCCCCGCATGCGAGGTCGGCGGGCTCATCCTCCGCTACAAGCCCGCCTTCCTCAAGGAGGTGCTGGCCGTGCAGCCACACCAGACCTCAGCGGTATGGGATGAGGCCGAGGGCGGCTACCGCATCCACGACTACCTCGTCTACCAACCATCCGCCCGGCAGGCCACCGCCGAGCGCGCAGCCACCGCCGAGCGTCAGCGGAAGTGGAAGGAGCGGGCCGTTACTAACGGCGTTAGCGACGGCGTTAGTAACACTGCCCCGTCCCGTCCCGTCCCGTCCTTAGGTGGTAACTCTTCTTCCCGGGGTTCCAAGACTGGTGAGGGCGAGCCAACCCCGGGAACGGCTGACGCCGAACGACTAGGGCCGGACGGCTGGGGGAACCCCGAGGCCACCGGGCCCAACGAGTCCCCCGACGGCAAGATGCGACGCCGCAACCTCGCCCTGCGCCTCAAGGACGCCACCAGCTACCCGGACCTCCTCGAGTGCAACCGGGTCGTCGCCGAGACCCTCGGCCGGGTTGACTGGCGCATCGTTGACGAGCAGATCGGGTGGCTCATGGAGGCCGACGACCCCCCACGTAAGCCAGCCGCCCTGCTCGCCGCCGTCCACCGGACCGCCAGCCGATGACCGTCCGCCGCCAGCCGCTCGACCAGGCCCTCGACCAGATCCGAACCCTCACCGAACGCCTCCACCACACCCACCCCGACCTGACCGCAGACCTCAACCGGATCGAACACACCACCACCCAACTCGCCCACTGGCTCCCCCGAGCCCAAGCCATCACCAACCGTGGCGACGGGCTCTGCTCACCCAGCCTGCAACCCCACCGAAGCTCAGGCGGCCACGCCGACCCCGTCGCCGCCCTCGTCGAAGCAGACTGGGGCGACACCGGCCGCACCAAACGGGGGCACGCCGGCAAGCTCGACCAAGCCGCCGACCACATCCGAACGCCCACCACGACCTCTCGCGCGCCCAGCGAGCCGACGACCAGGACGCCGCCGACATCATCCGTGACGCACGGCACGGACTCGACCGGGCACTCAGCCTCGTCCAAGGCACCATGCCCAAGTCCTACGACCGCCGGAAGCTCCGCCTCGAGAACCCGCCGGCCTGCACCAACTGCCTCACCCACGGCCACCACACCGAAGCCGGACCCGGCATGCGAGGCCTCTGCCGCTGGTGCTACGACACCGCCCGAGCCATCGGCCGCAACCCCGACGCCGAACTCGTCTGCGCCCACCACCAGAACCGGCGCGTCACCCGGGCACTCATGGACCGACTCGACCGGGAAGCCGAACGGCGACGAACCAGGCAGCGGGCCAAACGGAAGGCAGGCAGACGATGACCGAGCCGGTCCCCCACCTCTTGACACGAACGCCGGGATGGTGTCTACTAGTGGACATGGACACGACGACGACGACCTACTCCTTCACCGCCGAGATAGAGCAAGGCCACCCCGGCTGGCAACGAGGCACCACCCGCAGCTCGCATCAGGTGACGACGGACGTCGCCGCCGAGATCTCGGCCGTGCTCGCCGCCGACCTGTCGGCCGAGGACCGGGGCGCCTACCTGGAATGGCTCTGCGCCCAGCACCACCGGACCTGCTGCGGTGAGTACGGGGCCACGGTCAGCCTGCACGCAGATGGCTCACCGCACGCACTCGCATCAGTCCGGGGCCCGTCAGTCCAGGGCGGGCGGGGGTTCCTCGCCGCCGACTCCGTGCGGGGCGCCGAGGTGGCCCGGTCCGCTCGCCTCGGGATGCTGGCGTGAGCCAGGACGCTCTCCGCTCCCGGCTGGCGAGAGTCGGACAGGCCCGTCAGCGAGCCAGGGCGGCAGAGGCGGAAGCTACAGCTGCCCTGGTCCCGCTGCTGACCGAGGCCCGCGAGGCTCAGGTCAGCGTCGGCGACCTGATGCACCTCACCGGGCTGTCCCGCCAGGGCGTCTACGACCTCGTCGCCAGGGGCGGGCACCGTGGCTAGGCGCCCTCGCACCCGATGCGCCGCCAGACCATGACCCACTACCCCGCCAAGATGTGCTACCACTTACGACTCAGGTGGGATGGGTGAAGTGCCCCGCCACCCGGAACACAGATGACCGGCCAATGGGCAGGCAGCACCCGGCGCCGCACCCTCCCCCCCAACTGGCCCGGCATCCGAGCTGCCATCATCCGCCGGGACCAAGGCCGCTGCCAGTGGCACACCGACAGCGGCACCTGCGGTAAGCCCGCCACCGACGTCGACCACATCCGGCGCGGCGGCGGTGACCACCCCTCCAACCTCCGCTCACTCTGCGCCCCCCACCACGCCCGCAAGTCGTCCGCCGAAGGCAACGCGGCACGCGCCGAACGAAAAGCGCAACGACAGCGGACCCCCGAGGCTCACCCCGGGTGGGGACCCCCCCAAACATGAAAGGCCCCAGGGAACCGGGAAGGGTAGCAGGACACCATCTGCGTACGAGAGGCTCCTCTTTTGGCATCCTGTGAAGTGTGCGGCTCTGCCGTTCGTCGAGGCAGCCGGTTCTGCTTCGCTCGACGCCCGAGGTGCGGCGCCGCTATCGGCAGTCTGCCAAGGGTCAGGCCGCCAACAGGCGCCGCTGTGCTCGCCGCCATGTGCCAACGGGACGATGTGGTCGACCGATGCCGACCTTCCAACCGCCGCCAGGGAGCGGCCCGATGCCCCAGGAGGGCCGACATGGCAACCAAGCCCCCGTCGAAGCTGAGCGGCAAGGCTCGCAAGTTGTGGACGGAGACGACCACGGCGTTCAACCTCAGGGAGGACGAGTTGCGCGTACTCGAGGACGCGTGCCGTGAGGGCGACCTGGTCGATCGGCTCGAGGCGGAGGTGGCCAAGTCTGGGCTGATGGTGGAGGGTTCGCAGGGCCAGCCGGTCGCTTCCCCTCTCATCACCGAGATCCGTCAGCACCGCACTGTGGTGGCACGGTTGCTGCAGTCGCTGAAGCTGCCGGAGGACGCCGAGTCGGCTGAGGCCGAGCGGGTGAAGCGGTCGGCGACGATGCGTGACGTGGCGAACGCCCGCTGGAAGCGTGGCGCGTAGGGTCGCTGAGGTTCGCCTCGGCGATGAGCATGGTGAGGTGGTCCGCTGGTACCGGGACACGCTGGCTGTTCCGGCCGTCTTCCCGTGGGTGGGCTGTGGGTGGGAGCCGCTGCGGATCGGGCCGACGTGGCAGACCGCCGGTGACGCATGGGTTCTGCCGGCGGCCACGCTCGGCTGGGATGTCCTCGGCTGGTGCGGGACGGAGCTGCAGCACCGGCGGCGCCCGTGGCGGTTCACGCTTGAGCAGGCCCGGTTCATCCTGTGGTGGTTCGCGGTTGACGATGCCGGCCAGTGGCTGTTCCGAGACGGGGTGCTGCAACGTCTGAAGGGTTGGGGGAAGGACCCGATCGGCGCCTGTCTGCTGTATGTGGAGATGCTTGGCCCGTGCCGGGTCGCCGGGATGGTGAACGACGAGCCCGTAGCGGTCGACAACCCGGAGGCGTGGGCGCAGACGGCGGCGACGTCGCTCGAGCAGACGAAGAACACGATGCGCCTGATGCCGGCGCTGATTACCCCCGAGGCAAAGGCGTTCTACCGGGTCCAGGTCGGCAAGGAGCTCATCCACGCGATGGGGGACGAGCGGCTGATTCAGGCGGTGACCTCGAGCCCGGCGACGCTCGAGGGGGCCCGGGCCAGTGTTGTCCTCAAGAATGAGACTCAGCACTGGTTGAAGGGGAACGACGGTCACGCCATGGCCGACGTGATCGAGCGGAACGCCACCAAGTCTGAGGGCGGCGCCGCCCGGACGTTGGCGATAACGAACGCCTACCAGCCGGCGGAGGACTCGGTCGCACAGCATGACCGGGAGGCGTTCGAGGAGCAGGCGGCGGGACGGTCGTTGACGACGGGGATTCTGTACGACTCGTTGGAGGCGCCACCGGAGGCGCCCCTCACCGCCGAGGCGGCGCCTGCGGTCGTGGCGTCGATCCGGGGGGACTCGACGTGGCTGAACACTGAGCGGATCGTGAAGAGCATCCTCGACACCCGGAACCCGCCCGAACGGTCGAGGCGGTTTTGGTACAACCAGATCACCGCGGAAGAGGACGCCTGGGTTGACCCGCAGAAGTTCGACGCCCGGGCCCGCCCTGACATCCTCGTCGCTGACCAGGACGAGCTGGCGGTGTTCTTCGACGGCTCGAAGAGCGACGATGCCACGGCGCTGGTGGGTTGCAGGCTCAGCGACGGTCACGTCGTCACTCTCGGGATGTGGCAGCGGCCACCGGGGGAGCGGGGCAAGCTGTGGGTGGTCCCCCGTGCCGAGGTGAACCTGGCGGTGGAGCAGGTCTTCGACCGGTACCGCCCGGTGGCGTTCTACGCCGACCCGAGCCACACGAAGGACGACGTGACCCAGGAGGCCTACTGGGACGGTCTGATCGACGAGTGGCACCGCCGTTTCAAGGACCGCCTGTCGGTGTGGGCGAAGCCTGGCGCCGGTGGCCATTCGATCATGTGGGACATGTCCTCGCCGGCCAGGACGGAAGCGTTCACCCTGGCGGCGATGCGGTGCACCGCTGACATTGAGGGGCCCGACGGGGATCTCACTTGGGATGGCGACAGCCGGTTGCGGATTCACGTTCGCAACGCCCTCCGGCACCTGGGCGGGTACGGGGTCAGCCTGCGGAAGCCGGGCCGTGAGTCGCCCCGGAAGATTGACCTTGCCGTGTGCATGGTCGGCGCTCGGATGGCCCGGCGGGACGTGTTGAACCGGGCGGTCAAGAAGCGTGAACGGACGGGCCGAGCCTCGTTCCTCTAACCCTGAGGAGGGGCCTGGTGCTGACCGAAGAGGAGGCGTTGAAGCAAGCCCAGGCGCTCCTGAAGGTCCGGTCGTCGGAGCTGCGGGAACTGGATGTCATCTGGGCGTATTGGCGGGGCCGGCAGTCGTACCCGCTGGTCCCTTCGGGGGTGCCGGAGGAGGTCCGACGGTTGGCCGGGATGTGCCGGATCAACCTGATGGGTCTTGTGGTTGACGTGATGGCGCAGTCGATGGCGATCGACGGGTTCCGCCGGCCGAAGGACGGTGAGGACGCGGCGCCTTGGGCGATCTGGCAGGCGAACAAGATGGACGCCCGCCAGTCGGGGATCATCCGGTCGACGTTGGCTTACGGCACCGCGTACGGGGTGGTCCTCCCCGGGGATACGGCCCCGGTGATGCGTGGCGTGTCACCCCGCCGCCTGACTGCGATGTACGGCGACGACCCGGACTGGCCCCGGTATGCGATCGAGGTCGACGGGCCCGGACCGGCCCGGTACCGCCTGTACGACGACGAGGCCGTCTACTACCTCGACGGGGGCCGGGGCAGGACCCCTACGTCGCTGGAAGGGGTAGACGAGCACGGGGCCGGGGTGTGCCCGGTCGTCCGGTTCCGCAACACCGAGGACTTGGACGACGACTCTCCGGGTGAGATCGAAGCTCTGATGCCGATGTAGGACCAGATGGACATCACGACGTTCGGGTTGCTCGTGGCGCAGCACTATCAGGCGTTCCGTCAGCGGTACATCATCGGGTGGACGTCGGATGATGAGAACGAGAAGCAGCGGGCGGCGGCGTCGAGGATGTTGACGTTCGATGACCCGGACATCAAGATCGGCGAGTTCGGCCAGGTGGACCTGTCCGGGTACCTCGACTCCCGTGAGTCGACCGTGAAGTTTATGGGGATCGTCAGCCAGACGCCGCCGCACAGCCTGCTTGGTGAGATGGCGAACCTTGCCGCTGAGGCGTTGGCGGCGGCGGAGGCGGGGCAGCGGCGGAAGATCGGGGAGAGGGAGACCGGGCAGGGTGAGTCGTTCGAGCAGTACCTGAACCTCGCCGGCCGGATGGCCGGGCTCGAGGTGGACGATTCGGCGCAGGTGCGGTGGCGGGACACTGAGGCCCGGTCGCTCGCTCAGGTAGTCGACGCTCTCGGGAAGATGGCGACGATGCTTGGCATCCCGCCCCAGGAACTGTGGGAACGGGTGCCCGGGGTGTCTCAGCAGGACGTGGAGCGGTGGAAGGCGACGGCGGCCGGCGGCGACTCGCTGGCCGGTCTGACCGACATGCTGGACCGGCAGATGGGGAGTGTTGACCCATCTGAGGCGAAGGCGAAGGCCGACGCGTTGGGAGTCCTGATCCGGGCCGGGGTGTCGCCGGAGTCGGCCGCCGCTCAGGTTGGCCTGGCCGGGCTCGACTTTACCGGTGCCGTTCCCGTGTCTTTGCGTCTGCCCGAGGGTGAAGCGGCGGGCATCGAGGACCGCTGACGTGGCATCGACCGCCGCGGGGGTCACGCTCACGGAGCGTCACCGCCGCCAGCAGCTCGCACTGCGTGCCGCCACGCTCAAAGACCTGCTGACCATCTGGCGTGCCTTCCAGATCGGCGACATTGCCGGTACCTGGCCGATGGTGGAGACGGCGCTGGTGGCGCTGATCCAGGCCCGCTGGGCGGTGTCGGCCGGGTTGGCTGCCGCTTACTACGGCCAGTTCCGGGAGGCTGAGGGGGTCACGGGGCCGCTTACGCCTGCCGTGGTCCCTCCACCCCCTGCGGCTGAGGTGGTCACGTCGCTGCGTATCGTCGGCCCGGCCGCCGCCGGCCGCCTGGTTGCCCTCGCCCGTCCTGACGCCGCCGTGGTGGCGTTGACGAACGTCAGCGGCGACGTGTCCCGGCAGGTTCTGAACGGTGGCCGTGAGACGATCCTCGGCTCGATCGACCGTGACCCCACCGCCCTCGGGTACGCCAGGGTGACGGACGGTAAGCCGTGCGCTTTCTGCGCCATGCTCGCCAGCCGGGGCCCCGTCTACCGTTCCAACGCTCGGGCCACCGTGGCCCGTGACGGTGCCAAGTACCACCGGGCATGCGGTTGCACGTCGGAGCCGGTGTTCACCCGGGATCAGCCGTGGCCTGGCCGGGGCCGCGAGTTCGCTGACCTGTGGAAGCAGGCGAAACGGACCGCCCGGAGCGAGGACGGGTTGACGCCCGCTGTCGCTTTCCGCCGAGCCATCGAAGGCCGGTAACCACCGGCCGCCCCCAGGAGGGCGGTCACAACAGACCCCAGGAGGGTTCATGGCAGACGAAACACCCCCGCCGGCCGCCGATCAGGACGGCGACCAGGACGGCGACGACGCTTTCGACGCCGAACGGGCCAAAGCGAAGATCAGCAAGGCGAACAGTGAAGCCGCCGGCCTACGGAAACGGCTGAAGGAACTGGAACCGCTCGCCCGGAAGGCCCAGGAACAGGACGACGCCCGCAAGACCGCCGAGGAACGGACAGCCGAGAAGCTGAACGCCGCCGAACGGCGGGCGGCTGACGCCGAAGCGGCAACACTCCGGGTGACCGTCGCCTACGAGAAGGGGCTGACCCCGTCGCAGGCGAAACGGCTTGTCGGGTCGACCCGTGAAGAGTTGGAAGCTGACGCCGACGACCTTCTCACATCGTTCCCCGCAGCACCGGCAGTACCAGCCCAGGTGGCGCCCCCCGGCAGACCGAAGGAGCGGATGCGGCCCGGAGCCGTCCCCGCCGCTAACCCGGCCGGTCCGAACATGAACGACCTGATCCGCGCCGCGGCAGGCCACCGGTAACGCCACCTGTAGGCCCCACCGTGGGGACTACGTGACCCTGAAGGAGCCACACCCCCATGCCGTACAACAACATCGTGAGCCGCACCGACGCGGCCGCTGAGATCCCCGAGGAGGTGTCCCGGGCGATGGTTGACCGGGTCGCCGACGACTCGGCCGCCCTCCAGCTGTTCCGCCGGGTGCCCGTGTCCCGCGGTCAGACCCGGTTCCCCGTGATGTCCGCCATGCCCGTCGCCTACTTCGTGACCGGCGACACCGGGCTGAAGCAGACGACCGAGATCAACTGGGCGAACAAGTTCCTCAACGTCGAGGAGATCGCGACGATCATGCCGATCCCGGACGCTGTCGTCGCCGACATTGAGACGAACGTGTGGGACGAGGCGGAGCCGTACCTCGCCGAGGCCGTCGGCCGGGCGCTTGACGCCGCCGTGTTCTTCGGGACGAACGCCCCCGCCAGCTGGCCGGTCAACGTGTCGGCTGCCGCCGCCGCCGCCGGCAACAGCTTCACCGAGGTCGCCACCGCCGCTCAGGGCGGGTTCATGGGCGACATCGACTCTGCGCTCGGGCTGCTCGAGGCGGACGGGTTCAACGCCACCGGGTTCGTCGCCGCCCGATCCGCTCGTGGGCGCATCCGCACATCGCGGAACAGTCAGGGTGACCGGCTCGACGGTCAGCGGATCAACGGGACGCTGTCGGAGGTCGACGGGCTCCCCGTCGTCTACCCGATGCGCGGCCTGTTCCCGTCCGGTGGTGCTGCCGGCACCAACGTCCGCCTGTTCGTCGGCGACTGGGACGAGTTCGTTCTCGGGGTCCGCCAGGACATCACCCTGAAGATCCTCACCGAAGCCGTCATCCAGGACAACACCGGGACGATCATCTACAACCTGGCGCAGCAGGACATGACCGCTGTCCGTCTCACGTTCCGAGTCGGATGGCAGGTGTCCAACCTCATCAACTACGACCAGGCGGTGGAGGCTTCCCGGTACCCTGCCGCCCGCCTGGTGTTCTAGTGGCTGTCGGCCGCACCCCGGAGCAGCGCACCGTCGCTGCTGTGGGGACCACCGCTACGAGCACGGCGCTTACCGGCCCGGCCGGGTCGTTCAACGAGGAGGATGCCGGCCGGGGTATCACTGGGACCGGCATCCCGGTCGGGGCGACGCTCGCCGCTGCCGGGGCGTCGTCCGGGGCGGCGGCCACACTCAGCGCCGCAGCTACGGCGACCGGGACGGTCACGGCGTCCGTTGGTACGGGCACCGGGGGGGGCGACTACGGCTTCATCGGATGGTCGCCGGAGACCGACATCGAGTCGGAGGGGTACAGCGTGACGGCGGCGAACGCCGGCACGGTCACCCCGGCCCGGATCACGAACCTGACGACATCGACCAGCTCGCTTCAGCGGGCCCGGAACTGAGGAGAAGACGCAGCATGGCATTCAGCCGCAATGACCGCAAGGACAGCCAGCCCGCACCGGAGGCGGCGCAGGACGCCGACCCGCAGGGGCAGGAGGCGGTCGACGAGGAAACAGACCAGGGCTACCGGGGGGTCAAGGTCGACCCGCTGCCCAACTCGGCGTACAGCCTCGAGTCGGGGCCTGACGCCCCGACGGTCGGGCCGACAGGACGGTTGCCGCAGGTCGACGTCGCCGACGGCGGCTAGCCGGTGTCGGTCACCACCACCGAAGACGTCGAGGCCGCCCTCGTCCGCCAACTCACCGACGCCGAGCTGGGCGTCGTGTACCGGGTCCTTGACCTGGTCGAGGCGGAGGTGCTCGTTCATCTCCCCGGGTACGACCTGGAGCCGGTGTCGTCGGAGACGGTGACGGTGACCGCCAGGCACGGGGAGACCCTGTACCTGCCCCGCTACCCGGTGACGGCAGTGTTGGCCGTGTCTGTGAACGGGGTGGCGCTGGCCGCTTCGCTGTGGTCGGTAAGTGCGAAGGGTGTGCTGACGTTGTCGGCCGACGTCCCGTCGGCTAACGGCCCAGAGTGGGGTTGGGGTTGGGGGTCGACGGTGACGGTCACCTACTCGCACGGGCAGCCGGCAGCCGGGTCGCCGCTCGTTCTGCTCATCGCTGAGGCGGTCGCATCCCACCTGCGCGCCGCCGCGTCCGACGGGTTGCGTTCGATGACGCTAGGTGACTACTCCGAGTCGTACGGGCCGCAGTCCTCCTCCGGCGGTCTCGTGGACCGTAAGCGGCTCGCCCCGTACCGCCGGTCGGCTGTCGGTTCGATCGTGCTGACCGGCGCATGATCGGCCGGTTCCTGACGGAGTCGGCGACCCTCGTGAGGACGTCGTCTGCGGTGCCTGACGCTGAGGGCAACCCGACGGCTACCACCACGCAGGTGGAGCTGATGTGCCGGCTGGCGCAGTCGAGGACGTCCGATGATGAGACGGAGGGTGACCGGCGGGCGACGACGCTCCGCCTGTACCTCCCCCCCGACGTGGTCCTCGACGGCAGTGATCGGGTGGTGAAGGACGGTCGCACGTTCGAGGTTGAAGGGTCGCCGTACCTGGCCCGCACGCCCCGTGGCCCGCACCATTGGGAGGTCACTCTCAAGGAGGTAACGCCGTGATCCGGGTGAAGGTGAGAGTCACCGAGAACAACACCAGGCTGGCCATCACCCGGGTGGAACAGGCCGTCGACGCCGGCATCGCCAACGCTGTCCCCGGCATCGTCCGGTTGGCGCAGTCCAACGTCGCCGGCTACTCGAGGCGGATTGCTGACGGGATCGAGGGGATGCGGATGGGGCCGGGCGTGTGGTTCATCGTCGGCACCCACCACGCCTCCCACATCGCCGAATCCGGCGCCCGGCACGCCGCCGCCTACCCGTTCCTCGTTCCCGCACTACTCGCATCCCGTAACGCCGTGGCCCGAAGCATCGAGGAGGCCATGTGATCTACGCCGACCTCGCCAACGGCTGGCTCCTCGCCACCCTCCGCGCCGACACCGCCCTCGCCGCCCTCGTCGGGCAGAACATCTACAACAGCGCCGCCCCCGACGAACTACTACCCGGCGGGACCCTCGACGTTGCCGGTAAGGCGACCGCCTACGTCGTGTTCGACTTCGTGGCTGTCGCTGACGCCGGCCGGGTTCTGCTCACCGGGGTCGGGTCGACGGTGCAGGTCACCCGCCGCTACCAGGTGAAAGCGGTAGGCGCCGGCCGTGACAGTCTCCGCCTACGCCCCGTTCTGCGTCGCATCGAAGCGCTGGCCGGCATCTCCGGTGACTTCGACGGTCATCATTTCGTCTGCGACTGGGCGGAGGTGACGGTCGAGCAGTTGGAGACGGCTGACGGTCACCACTGGTGGCACCGCGGCGGCCAGTACGACATCACCGCCCACATCATCTGACCACCCTCCAAGGAGGCCCGCTATGCCCGCCAGTGCCAAGCCGAAGGATCAGGCCGACAAGCCGGCCAAGATCGGCGCCTACCCGGAGCGGCCCTACGCCGAGGCCGAGGACGCCGACGCTGTGACGCGTCACCACGACTACCGGCCCGACGGGAAGCCCGTTGATGAGCCGACCACCGGGGAGGTGACCGCCAATGGCTGAGCGCGCATCCGTCGTCGAGGCCGTCCAGGTTGGCCTAGAGGCCACCCTCGGCACCCTCGTCGCCGCCAACAAGCGGCTGTCCGCTACGACGATCCGGCTGAACCCGATGGCGGAGACCGACGAGTTCGCCCCGGAAGGCCAGAAGGACGTCACGCTGGTCACCGAGGTGGCCGAGTGGTCGGAAGCTGCCATCGAGGGCAGGCTCACCTACGACGAGTTCGCGTACCTCCTGTCCGCCCACTACGGCGTCGCCACTTCGCGTGCCATCACCGACGCTGGCGGAGTAGCTGTGACCGGCGCCTTCGGGTACGAGTGGACGGCCACCCAGTCGACGCTCGACGTCCCCAAGACGTTGACGATCGAGCGTGGTTCCGCCTACCGGGCGTTCCGGGCCGGCGGCGGCGTCGTGAAGGACCTCGGTTACACGTTGGGACGCCGTGGTGGTGCGCCTGCGATCACGGGTGCTCTCATCGGCCAACGGATCGAGGACGGAGTCACCCTCACGGCGGCGCCAACGCAGGTGGTCGCCACCCCCGTCCAGTCACCGCAGATCGACATCTACCTGAACGCGACGGCGGCGACGGTCGGCACGACGAAGCTGGCCCGGTCGTCGAAGGTCGAGTGGGCGAGGACGGGCAAGTTCGCCGACTACTGGATCTTGGACTCGGCGAAGCCGTCATGGGTTGACGCCGTCGAGGCGAAGCCCGACGCGTCGCTGACGCTGACAGTCCAGGCGGACGCCTCCGGCATGGGCCTGTTGACGAACCTGCGGGCCGGGTCGACCGTGTTCATCCGGGTTGAGGCGAAGGGCCCGCAGTTGGCGACGACCGCCGCCGGGTGGAAGATCGGGGGCGGTGCGACGATCACCGGTAACGCTTCGTTCCTGTTCCGGCACGACATTGCGTGCAAGGTGCGGGAGATGGCCCCGATCGAAGACCAGGACGGGGTGATAGGTGGTGCGTGGCCGATGCGCATCGTCTACGACGCCACCCTCGGCTACTCGGAACGGCTGACGTTGGTCAACAACACGGCCGCCCTGTAGTGCCGTCGCTGAAGAGCATCATCGAGGGTGGCCCGGTTCGTACCGCCCGGTTCGACTGGGGCGGCGACGAGATCGTGATGCGGGTGACGATGTCGGGTGTCACCGTCGGCGAGGTCGTGTCGGCTGACCTGACCGAGGTGGCCGACGAGTCGGACGTGGAGAAGGCGGCCCGCACGCAGGCGTTTATCGCTGATGCTGCGAGGACGTTGGAGCGGGTCGTCGTCGAGTGGAACATGTGGCTCGACGACGAGGAAACGATGATGTTCCGCACCTACGACGACATGCTGCTCCTCCCTATCGAGTTCCTGTTGGCGGCCCGCACCGCTTTGCAGAAGGCGGCGGAGGTTGATGCGTCGGGGGGGGCGAACGGCGTCTCCGGCGCTGGCTGATCTGTGACGCTCTCGGCTTCGAGCCGGAGGACGACTTCGTTCCGCCTACGTGGGTGACGGTCCACGAGGTGGCGGAACGGTACGGGCAGTCGCCGGAGACGGTCGAGGGGTGGCGGTGGCAGACGGTGGTTCGTGCCCAGCTGCTTGCCCGTGCCCGGGCCGGTGCGGAACGGGCCGTTCAGAAGCATCAGGAGTCGAGGAGGAGGTGACCTGATGCCGAGCCTTGGACGTGTGCTGGAACGGCTGACGGTCGCCGTGGACGCTGACACCAGTGAGGCTGACCGGAAGCTGAACGACCTGTCGGACGAGTCCAAGGGCGGCTCGTGGATCGGGAAGCTCGGGGGCGGTGCGGCGAAGGCGGCCGGGCTAATGGCTGTTGCCGTCGGTGCGGGCGCCGCCGCGATGGGCGGCCTCGGGCTAGCGGCGGCGGCTCAGGCCGAGCAGTCGGAGATCGCGTTTACTTCGATCATGGGTGACGCCGGGAAGGCGAAGACGTTCCTCGCTGATCTCAGCACGTTCGCGGCGGAGACACCGTTCGAGCTGCCCGGGCTGAAGGACGCCGCCTCGAGGCTGCTGGCCACGGGCACTGAGGCGTCGAAGGTGATCCCGATCATGCGGGCCGTGGGCGACTCGACGTCGGCGATGGGCACGGGTGCTGAGGGCATCGACCGGGCGGTGACGGCTCTGACGCAGATGCAGGTGAAGGGGAAGATCACCGGCGAGGAGATGCTGCAACTAGCCGAGGCGGGCGTCCCCGCATGGGACGCCCTGGCCACCGTCATGGGCGTGTCTGTCGCTGAGGCGCAGAAGAAGGTGTCCGCCGGTCAGGGCAACGTGAACGACCTGTTCAAGGCGTTGGAGACGCAGGCGGGACCGGCGATGGGCCGCGTCAAGGGGATGATGGACGCCCAGTCGGCGTCGCTCACCGGGATGGTCTCGACGTTGAAGGACACGGCGTTGCAGGGCCTCGGCGACATGATGAAGCCGGCGGTGCAGGAGATCAAGAAGACGATGCCGCTGATCACGTCAACGATCGGTGACACGTTGAAGTCGATCGGGCCGCAGATCTCGACGCTGATGACGGGTGCGGTGGGCATGCTCGCAGGGTTGCTGCCGGTGATCGCGCCGCTGGTCGGGACGATCGCCCAGGTCGTCGGGGGCCTGTTTGCCGCCCTCGGCCCCGCCCTATCGGCGGCGGCGCCACTGATAGCTATTGTCGCTGAGAACCTGGGCGGCGCTTTCCTCGAGGTGTTCAAGGCGTTGGCGCCGATCATGCCGCAGGTCGGCGACGCGATCGGGATGGTCGCCGTCAACCTGGGGGGCGCGCTGGCGTCGACCCTGTCTGCGGTTGCCCCCTTGTTCGCTCAGATGCTCGACGCCGTCCTGCCTCTCCTCCCAGCGCTGACCAACTTGGCGCAGGGGGCGCTGCTGGCGCTGCTGCCGGCGCTTGTACCGCTCATTGAGCCGATGATCCGTCTGGCTACCGCCATGATCGGCACGGCCGGCGACGCTGGACCTCTCCTCATCGTGCTGTCCTCGCTCACAGACGTGCTGAACGCTGTCCCGACGGGGGTGCTGACGGCGCTCGCCGTGGGGTTCATGGCGTTCAAGACGGTCGGCGTGGTGGTGGGAATCCTCGCTGCCATCGGCCCCGCCCTCTACGGGTTGGCGTTCACGATCCTCCCCGCCCTCGGCGGCGCCTTCGCCTTCCTGGTGTCGCCAATCGCGCTGATCGTCATCGGCATCGCAGCGCTCGCTGCCGCCGCCTACCTGATCTACCAGAACTGGGAGCGGCTCCCCGAACTGTTCAACACGGTCATGGCCGCCGTTGGCGGGTTCTTCGAGCAGCTGCCCGGGATGGCCGCCAACGCCGTCCAGTGGCTGGCCGACAAGTTCCTCGAGTTCGCCCCGAAGGTGATCGAGGCTGTCGGCGGCTTCGCCGTCGTGGTTGGTGAGTGGCTGTGGGGTACCGCCCTCCCGTGGATTGGGCAGACGTTGTGGGAGGGCATCAAGTGGCTTGCCGACAAGTGGTTAGACCTGGCCCAGTGGACGTTGGACGCCGTCGTCGAGTTCGCCCCGAAGGTGGCCGCCTGGTTCATCGACACTGCCCTGCCGTGGCTGATCGGCAAGTTCGTCGAGGGCATCATGGCCCTGGCGCAGCTGTTTATGGACATGCCCAGGTGGGTCGTCGAAGCCCTCGTCGAGTTCGGCCCCCGGGTGGTCGGCTGGTGGTTCGGCACGGCGGTGCCGGCGATCACCGACGCTGTCCTCGACGGCATCAGAGGTGTGGCCCGCCTGTTCTTCGACCTTCCCGGGATGGTCGTCGACGCGATCGGCAGTCTCGCTGGGGTCGGTAAGGATCTGATCGTCGGGCTGTGGAACGGCATCAGCGGACTGCAGGACTGGCTGGCCGACCGGGTCAGAAACTTCGCACGTAACGCCGTGTCGAACGTGCTCGACGCCGTGTTCGACTTCGGGTCGCCGTCGAAGGTGATGGCACAGAAGGGCCGGTGGATCGGCGAGGGGCTCGGCGCCGGCATCCTCGCGTCCACCGGCCGGGTCTCCGCCGCCTCGGACGCCATGGCAGCGGCGGCCACCCCCGGTTCACCATCCGGTGTGGTCCGCCCCTCGTTCGCATCCTCGTCCACAGCCGCCAGCGCCTCCGCTAGCGCCGCGGCGGCACCGAACGTGTTCCAGCTGCCAGACGGGTCGGTGCTGACCATGTCGGAGATGAAGAAGCGGATGCGGGTCCTGTTCATCGAGGACGGTGGCAGCAACGCCTTCGCCACCGCCCTCGGCTAGATGGCCCTCCCCCGCGACAGGTTCGAGGTCGCATGGACAGCGACACCGTGGGCCCCGGCGCCCGTGTGGGTCGACTGCACCCCGTGGCTTCTCACGATCGGCCGGGAACGGGGCCGGCAGCCGAGGGACGCCGTCAACCGGGCCAGCCGGCTCACCGCACGCCTCGACAACCGTGACGGCCGGTTCAGCATGCAGAACCCGGCGTCGCCGTACTACCCGAACGTCGAGCCTCGCCGCCCGTGCCGCTGGGTGACCGACTGGAACGGCGTCACCTACCCCCGCTTCGAGGGTCTCCTCGATCTGCTCCCCACCGAGTGGACCGACTTCGCCGACGAGGTCGCCACATTCACCGCCCTCGGCCGGCTCGCCAACCTCGCAGACGTTGACCTGCCCGGCTCCGTGTGGGAGACGACGGTCAAGGGCACGACGCCGAGGAACTGGTGGAGGATGGACGACCCGGAGCCGGTCACCACCATCGATGATGCGGGGTCCGCGGGGACCGACATGATTGTCGTTGGGCCGTCCACTCGGACAGAGGGAGCGGCGATGATCCCCGGGGGCGCTCGCCGGCTCGACCCGGTGACCGCTTACGCCTACGCCTTCCAGTCGGTGGTCTACGGCTCTGCGCAGTGGACCATCTCCGCTGTCTGCAAGCTCGACATGACGAGACCGAGTCAGCCCGGCGTCTACAAGACGTACCCCATCTCGGCGAATGACGGCGTCTCCGCCACCGCCCCGTTTGAGCTGATCCACACCAACCAGGTTGACACGGCCGGGTACTGGCGCAACGAGATCAACTTCAAGTTGACCGGCAACGTCCCCTTCAACTTCTCGCTCATCTTCGTTGACCGCCTGCCGCCCTACGAGATTTTCTTTCCGGGGGCGATCCGTGCCGACTGGTTTGTAATCACCCTCGTCCGCAATGCGACGGGTGTCGTCGTCTATTTCGACGACGTCTTCGTCGCTCCGGTGACTTTTACCACCAACGTCACCGTGTCGTCCCCGACGTCGCTTGTCATGGGAACCCGGTACGTCAACGAGGCAGAACCGACCGAGCTCGACGAGGTGGTGGCGTGGGATCGGGCGATCACGGCGGCCGAGGCGACGACGGTGAATAACGCCATGGTGAAGCCGTGGGCGGGAGATAGTGTCAACGCACGCTTCGACCGGGTCGTCGCTGCGGCGAGCCTCCCGGCGTCCCGCATGTCCTACGGCGCGAACAGTCCCGCGGTGCTGGGCCGCACCCAGCTGGGGGGGAAGGCGCTCACCTACTTCCACCGGCTGGCCCGGGCCGCCCGGGGCCGGATGCTCGACACAGTCACCGGGAACATTCTCCTTCGGAGCGGCGCGGACCTGGCGGCGATGCGAGCCAGCCGGGCGACGTTCGGGAACCGTCCGGGTACGCCGTCGGCACCGGTGCTGACTCAGTCGGGCGACCCGGTCACCACAGAGACGGGCGACCCGGTCATGACAGAGGCGTGGGCTGGCGACATGCCCTACCAGTCGGTGAGCACCGACACCTCCCACCAGAACGTCGTGACGGTCGTCCGGGTCAAGAACGTTGAAGGGTCGGTGCAAGAGGCGGCCGCAACCGACCTTGTCCCCGGAACGGCCGTGTCCTACGTTGACCGGTTCGGGCGGCGCGGTCCGCCCGAAGGCGAACTGGGAGACCTGCTCTTCTCGACCGACGATCAGGCGCTCGATTTCGCCCGGTGGGTTGTCGACAACGGGAAGGCCCCGAAGGTTGCACTCGACCCGCTGGTGCTCCACCCGCTCGGTGATGACGCGGTTACCGGCACCGTTCTCACCCTCGACATTGATGACGTGGTGACCGTGATGCGGAAGCATCCGGCGCAACCCCAGACGCTCACCGCTGTCTGCAGGATCGCCGGGATCACCGAGACCGCCAGCATGACCGGCCGCAGACGGACGTGGTCGGTCGAGTGGCGGCTCGAACCGTTGGAAGTCCTATGACCGTGACGGGAGCCTGATTGTGCCCACGAAGCTGAGCGAGTTGTCCCCGGCGGATGTCGCCGCCCTGTCCGCAGTCGGTGTGGTGGCCAAGGCCGACGACTCGACTGTCACCGGCGCGAAGGACTTCACGACCACCGGCGGCCTCAAATACAAGGGGCAGCCCGTCGTTCGTGTAAACGAGGTGGCGCTCTCCTTCCTTGACCCGAGGGTCGGCGGCGTGGTTGGAGGCGTGTCCTCAACGAGCTCCCCGACCAACAACGCCGCATGGACGGCGGCGCTCGCGTTGCTTCCAGGCGGCGGGCGGCTGTTCTTCCCGCCGGGGGATTACCATACGACCGCCTCGATTGCGCCCACTGCCAACAGCCTGGAGATACACGGAGCGAGTCGT